TCCCAACATTGCCCGCAAATTCAGCCGAGCCGTTGCCTCCATTGAAAAATATATTTCCATCTCCAAAGGATTGGTTACTAGCGTCAAGCCCTAAGCCTAAAGAACCGTCACAGAAAAATTTACATGCAGCATGTTCAGTGCCGCCAAGGTCGTTAGCAAAATCAACCATTGCTGCTGTTCCGCTTGACACGCCACTTCGCGTTGCAACAATCGGAACCTTTGCAGTTGAAATGTTTACCTGACCACTTGCAGTGATATCGCCGTTTGCATTCAGAGCAATATCTGCAGTTGCAGCAGACGTTCCACCGATATATACATTGCCCGAGCTGTCGATACGCATTTTTTCACTACCACCAATACTGAATTGGTGCCTAGTGCCATTGATGTTCATATCAAAGCCACCGCCATCGCCAAACTGAACGTTTCCATTAACGTCTAGTTTTGCACTAGGACTTGTTGTGCCAATTCCAACGCGGCCAGTCGTTACAACGTTTTGACTACCAAAATCAGGGCTGATCTTGGTGCCAGCAATAGCTGCATCAGCCTTAACCATCGCATTGTTGATGGTATCGTTGCTAGGACTACCAATGTTGACCGAAGTACCAACAGTAACAATGAAGAACTCAGATCCAGTAGCAGGAGCTGCAGCAAGAATGATGTCAGCATTGTCAATAGCAAAGCCTTCAGACGGTTGTGTTGTACCACTGTTAGGCTTTTGAATGACACCGTTAATGCTAACGATATGCTGCTGTGCAACACTTCCAGGGTTGCTAAGGGTAAACCTATAGGCAGAGCCGTTAAACGTTGCTGAGCCGCCTCCAGTGGCTCCTGAGGAGCTTAGAGTGTTGATGAAGTAGTTACCAACAGCTTGTACTTCTTCCCATGCAGTCACAGTGGCGTCATACACCAGCATCTTGCCAGTGGACGTGTTGAAGAACAGGTCACCAGCGTCTAGATCTGTAGTAGGATTGGTCGAACCAATACGATATCGGGCAAAGAAATCGTTGACATCATCGTTCAGTTGTGCAATGTCAGCGTCTGTACCAAGGACTTTGTGGTACGTATAGGTGTTGAGCGTGGAAGTAGAGACAACTTGCAAGCCTTGACCTGCAGGCAGGGTGCTGCTTTGCAGTGCAGACGGGAAACCTGTGATGGTCACAGCAGTGCCACTAGTGGTTTGACCACTTGCAGTGCCAGATGCACTGACTACCAGACCACCTGCATCAGAGATAGACACAACAGTGCCTGCATCATCAGACGGATCAGGGTTGGTAGTAGGGAAACTGTTCTCGTTTGCGATGGCAACAAAGCCACCGAGGTTGTCCATCAGGCCAAGAACGTAGCCACTAATGGCACTAGACGACGGATATTGGGTTGTGCTGTTAGCAGCAAAGCTATTAGTCAGCGTATTGCCGTCAAGTTGGTTGATTTCAGTTGCATTAGCAGTGACACCATCCAAGATATTGAGTTCGTTGGTGCTAACAGTCGCACCATCTAGGATCTGAACCTCAGCTTGCGTAAGATCAGCCAGTGCAGACGCAGTGGTAGATCCCATAGTTGCCAGTTCACGAAGCTCAGCATCAGCAAGCTTGGCGTTTGTGACAGCATTGTCAGCAATCTTAGGTGTAGTTACACCACTATCAGGAATTTTGCTGGTAGTAACTGCATTATCTGCAATTTTACCTTCAACAACTTGGTTTGCACCAATTTTTGCGCTAGTAATGGCGCTGTCGTTGATCTTTGCAGTGGTGATTGCAGAGTCAGCCACCTTTGCAGTGGTGACATTGGCGTCAACAATAGCTGCAGTATCGACAGAAGCGTCAGCCAGCTCACTCGAAGTGACTGCATTAGCTGCAATCTCGCTAGATCCAACAGCATCTGCTGCAATTTTTGCGGCAGTAATTGCGTCGTTTGCAATCTTAGCGGTAGTTACGTTGGCATCGGTAATCTTAGCCGTAGTTACAGCATCACTTGCAAGCTTTGCAGTTGTCACACTCGTGTCTGCTAGCAAAGCAGTCGTGACGTTTGCGTCAGCAATTTTTGCGGTAGTTATTGCGTCATCTGCAATGTCGCCTGTAGCGATAGTACCGTCAGAAATTTTTGCGCTAGTTATTGCAGAGTCAGCAATCATGCCAGTGGCAACAGTGCCTGTGTCACCAGTGGTAACAACAGTACCAGTTACGTTGGGCAGGGTGATCGTACGGTCGGCAGTAGGGTCAACAACCGTAAGAGTCGTTTCGTTTGCGTTATCAGTTGCACCTTCGAATACAATGTTAGCGTTCTGACCGAAGTTCAGATCACCAGACATGGTGCCACCAAGGGTCTGCAAAGCGTTGTTGTCAACCTCTTGTGCAGTAAACAACACTTGATCAAAGTTGTTGTTTAGATCCTCTGCTTTTACAGCCGAGCCAGCAAAAAACGTTGCTGTTTTTTCATCGTTGTCGGTATCACGGAAAATAATGATTGCGGCACCACTAGCAGGAGCCGAAGTAAAAGATACCGTTGTTGCGTTGGCTAAAGTGAATGCAGTTGTATTTACGCCGTCAATTTGAGCTTTGACGTCGGCTTGTTTAATATAGGGGAATGTAAAAGAGAAATTGGTGGTGGAACCATTTCCTGTGAATAAATTTTGTGTTACAGCCATTACGCTTTAGATAGGGTTAGTACGAGAACTGTTTCTTCATTTTTTCTTGAAAACGCTTCGCTGCTTCGTGCTCACCAGCCTGCAGATACATCTGAATAGTATCGTTGTAAATCATCTTTCTGGTGATGGCATCGTTATTGGGCAGCATTGCAGCAGCCATGTCCATTGCATAACGCAATTCACGGTCAAGCGTTTTGTGCAATAGTTCAAAAGTAGACAGGTCAGGGTCTTGTCCGGCATTGACAGAATCCATGTACCGTTTTCTAAACTCACGACCTTCAGTGCTGTTCATCACTCTGCGAATGCCTTCTAGGAACAGCTTGTCACGGCCCATAACCCTTGTAATTTCAGAACGTTCAGCAGGTGTATACTCAATGCCGCGGCCATTAGTCCGAAGAGAAGGACGTGCGTCGTATTCAATCATCTGCAAGAAACGTTTTTCTTCACTGATTCTGCCGTTGACTTTCCAAGGCATGTAGTTGTTCCAGACACGTGCCATAAAGTTGTCAGGCACACCGACAAGATCGCCATCAATCCAATCGTATTTAGGTGGAATTTGTGTCTTAAGAATAGGCAGACGGTTGCGTGCAACATCGAGAATAGTCATCTCAACTTCTTTCAGACCAGGGTCCATAAGACGTCCAATCTCTGCCATCTGACTAGAGCCAGGGATGATTGCAGCGTTGATAAAGCTGCCACTCCATCGGTTGATTGCACCAACATCACCACGCACAATGTCAATGAATGGTTCTAGACCAGCTAAGAACGTTTTGTCAGTGAACGATGCAGCAAACACAAAGAGCATCTTGCGAAGCTGTTCACCTATGTCATTAGGTGACAGGACATCCATGTTGTCAGAGATGTCAGCAATCAATGCCAACCAGTTAGTGATAGGTCCTAAGTTGTCGTAGCTAACCCACTCACCACCAGGCAATCTGATAGACCGTGGTTTCCAATCAGTTTCACGCCGTAATGCTTGTTTTTGTTTGTCGTAAAGACCGTTACCAGTAAGCCTGTCAGTCATAAACAAACCAACAGCACTGCTTACCATGAGCGTGCCAAGGGCACTGCGACCAAACAGGTCTGCACGAATTTCGTTGTACTTCTGATACATCGTCTCAGACGACATATCTGTAATGTCGATCTTACGCTTCAACAACACGTCTGCAATGTCATTGTCCGCCATGTTTTCAGGACGCAACCTAAAGTCATTGATGTCCCTAAAGAACATGTGATGCGGGCTGTACGACGTCATCATTCTGATGTCATTGATTGGCGTCTTAGTAAACAGCAAGAATGGCTTCAGGATTGGTGCACGTCGAATCAGTGCAGAGAATGCATCGTTAAAACCACTGTCAAGGCTAAGAGCAATCTCACCAGAGGTATGTTTGACAGCACTGTCTGTGATAAGACCAGACTCATCAAACATTTCTTTGTAGATTTGCTTGTAATGTGTATCAGCTTTAGCGGCAGTAAATTCAAGCTTACCGTTATTGGTTACCTTGTCAAAAGCACGACCTCTAGCTTCTGCATGGGCAATCATGGTTTGTGTAAAACCATCTAATGCCTGCATAGCACGGTTACCAAAGCGCAACCAAGGATGCTCAGCTAAATCGTTCATAGCTTGGATCTGTTGCATTGCTACCTGTGGACCGAAGTCACCTTCAGCAGCTTTTGCATCAGCAACAGCTTGCAAAATCTCAATTTGCTTTTGGTTTTTTACAAAGTAGTTTTCACGCTGCAGACCTGCAACGTCAGCTTCGGTTGCACTACGCTTGAAGACTTGCTTCATGTAGTCAAACGAGTCTTGCAATACCTCAAGGTTGAGTGAGTATTGATACCAACCACGACGCAGCATCTGACCTTCACCGTAACGCAAGCCACCAATAAATGCACCGATCGGCTTTTCAATCAGACCAGCAGCGTTGCTGAGACCTGCTTTGATAGGTGTGGCAAATGCGCTGAGAGTTGCGTTGTAGACGTTAGAGAAGAATCCTTGTACAACAACAGAGGGTATCTCAGGGTTCTTGTCAAAGATAGCTTTAGTGATAGTTCCAGTAGAGTTTTGCAAGAACCTGTTCAGCTTTGCCATCGTGTCAACGTTGCCATCCGTAAACTCATATGCCATGAGCAGCGGAGCCAACATTTCAGGCTTCTCTTTGTGGACTTCACGCAAGGTGCGTGCAGTCAATGCAGCATCTAGGCGAATAGCTTCGATAGCACGCAAAGTTTCGTTTTTCTCTTCTGAAAGAATACGTTTGATACGCTTCGCGTAAGCCGCTTTGTTAGCTTGAGAACCAGTCATAGTAAGACGGTTCCACATGTTTGTAAGGTTTAGAGCACGACCACGTACATAGGCTGCACGACCACGCATAGCCATTAGAAACTCAAGACGATCAATGATCTGTTCTTGTGCTCTTTCAATGCCTGCAGTGCCTTCTACAAGACGTGCACCCTGGGCTGTATCTGAGATTTGACCAGCGACAGAAGTGGCAAGGTATGCCTCAGCCTTAGCTTGGTCCATAGACAACATGTCATTTAGGTACTTTTTAGTTAACAGACGTGCTGCTTCCATACCTTCTGAACTGAGAGTCTCTACACCTGCTTCTTTAAATACAAGACCACTATCTGCGATGTCCTTAACAAACATCTGTTTCATGACATCGACAGGCAGCATGTAGTATTTAGCAGCCATCTCTTCGCCATTTTCTGCAATTTGCTTTGCACTGATATAGGTACCGTCAGGTAGCTTGACGTCAATCTCTACATCTTTAAGCTGTTCGCCTAAACCTTTGAAGATAATGTTGTGGTCTTTGCTCAGGTCGAGACCGTTTTTAATAAACGAGTCTGTACCTACACTACCTACACGTCCGTTGATACTGCCAACGTTGTTGTTAATACGATAGGAATCGATAGCAGCCAGGTTGATGTCACCATCGACACTACGGATACCCATTTCTGTTGGGTCATACAAGTCGTGTACACCGTAGATAGGTTCTTTGAGTGCTTCTTCGGGACTGCCTTTCAGCTCAACAGACCTGTCAAAGTTAAATTTGCCGAGTTCGTCCATTGCATCTGAACGTGCACCTGCTGACAGGTTGACTGCATCATCAGGTTCCACGTCAGCGTTTAAGAGGTCTGTGACCTTTTTAGCTTTCTCGCTTTGTGGTATGTATTCACTACGAAGGCCACGTACCTTTGACAGCAGTTTGACTGTACCAACCAACACGTCAGTGCCAACGCCGAGGTATACACCCTCAGTGACGTTCTTTGCACGCTTCATGTCAGGGCTGTCACTGTCGAGAGTTGCGAGATCTTCAGGAATCCAGCCATACCATGACGGCCAGTTCTTCTTCAACACACCAGACAGGTTGTCGTCTTCCTGGTTAATCTCAACGGTGTAGTCAACAAAGGCACCTGTGCCAGCACTGAAGGCAATGTTGCCAATGCGTGCGACCATAGGGTCAAGCAAGAACTTAGCCTTCGATGCTTTTGCAGCAACACCAAGTGCGCCTACGCCAGTTGCTGTGAGACCGATAGTGGGCAGTACAATCGACGAAAGCTCACGTACAGTCTGTGTAACTTCGTTTTCAAACTCAGGGATCTTAGGTAGATCTACACCAGGGACAAGGTTAAACAGGTCAACAACAGCATCTACAGGACCAGTAAATGGCGCCAAGACTGCCTCTGCAGCTACTTGCGCTGCGGAAGGGTCGATGTCATCCTGTTGAAAACTAGGAGTCAGCCCGTAAAAGTTGTTGTCTTCCTGTTCTTTTAGATCAGGTTGTGGTTCGGGTTGTGGGGCAGGCTCTTCTGTTGCAGGTGCCGTAGCTTGCGGTGTCGGAGCCTGTAGGTTTTGTTCAGTAGGTTGTTGTTGCTCGATAAGATCAATACGTTGCTGACGAGCTTCTGCGCTTTGTCTAGCTTCTTCACGTAACTTATCGTCAATATCAGGCGTACCTGAAAACAACCCCTTTTCAAATTCATTCATTTGGGTCGAATCCGATTAGTCGGTTTGCAGCAGCAGACCATGCTGCCTCAGCTTCGGGTGTATGTGGAAGCTTTAGAGGGGGTGCTACATCAATAGCAACGCCGTGTGAATGTGCACTGTCTTTATCGTCGGGTCTCATGTATGAAGTAACACGGTATCCATGAGATTCAAAAATCTGCTTTGCTCGAAGGGCATCAGCTTGTGTTTCAAATTCATAGTGGTTGTGGTAGTTCATACCTCCATGACCTACAGCGTCGTAGACAATGCGACCATTAGACTTGCCTTTAATTGCAGGGTCACCACTGACATATTGAACAACGCCAATACGTACCGGTGCTGTGTCACCTGTCATCTGCCTTGCAACGTTAGACCGTCCAGTTCGTTGTGGTGATTTGTAGATGTTCGCAATACGTTTAAATTCTGGTGGGTTCCAACCGGCGAGTTGTCTAATCTGTCCTTTTGAAAGATTATCTACTTTCAATTCCAAACCGCCACCGATGTGCGGTGCCAGTTGTCCTAAGACTTGAAAAGGTGTTTGTCCAGTCTTTTCACCAACATACCGTACAATTTCAGGAACACGAGATCCAGGCGTAAGAGCAGTATTTACATATTGGGTGATTTGTTCTGCATCCATTTGAGCAGCCAATGCTTGGTAATTTAAAGGACCTTGCTGACCAATGATCTTGTCAATGTTCAGCAGTTTTTGCTCTACTTGTTTATCTATATTTGCGTCGTACTCTGGAACTTCTCTGTCAAAACCTTTATACCTACCAAACTCAAGATTAGTTTGTGCTTTTTGTATTTCGGCAAGAGTTTGTAAAAGTGCTTTCTCTTGTGCATCACCAAGTGACATGGTAACGCTGTACCTTTCCAACCTCTCTCGATAAGCAGCTTTGAAGCTGTCTTGTGCACGTTGGATATTAAAGGTGTTTGTTTTAGCTGAATATGCAACTTGAACTTGACGCGGCTCTAAAACTTTATCTTCAATTTCAGTTAGATGTCTTTTAGTCGTAGGATCTTTGCGTAGCTGTTCTTGTGCCTTTGCGAGATTGAATGCATTTAGTTGATCAGTACCGTTCAAATAAACACCATTCTGTGCCATCTCCATGGTAAAAAGACCACGGCTAGCCATTATGTCTTGATACCTTTTAGTTTGATCAGCCATCTTACCTTCGTTGGTAAGCCCTCTCAGTCTTTCAAGGAGCTGACTTGTCTGTAAAGGATACTGATTGCCAAACTCTCTTTCTACTTGCTGGGCATCGCTAAGTGAGAAACCGTCTTCATCAAGACCAAGTTGGTTTACTCTGTCAACAATAAAAGCGTTTCTTTCTTTAGCTAGACGTTGCTCTTCAGCAGTGACAGCTTGTGCATCCAGCTTTCTGCGAGCGTCAATAGCAGCGTAGATACGATTTAACTCTGGTGTGCCATCAAATGCTTGAGCAAATGATTGTCCATTAGGACCGCCACCAGGCATGTTGATCATATTTTCTGCCTTCTGAGCAGTCAGTCCATTTTGACTTGGATTAGTCAAGTCTGCTACTACAAAGTCTGCAAAATGTGTACGCTTTTCGAATGAAGGGTTTTCTGAGTTAGCACGTAGCAACCCTACAGGACCTTCTTTGAAACGAACGTCAGCAAACGCAGCCATGCGGTCAGACTTAAGCTGTGCAGCCTGTCCAGTTCTTTTCTCTTGCAGCAGTTGGTTCTTGAATGCGTTGTTAGTCGAAGCAAGTGCAGTAAATACACCTGCACCTTGAAGAACTTCTGGACGTACACGACCCTCAACAAAGTTGACTTCCATGAAACGACGACGTGCAGAGCTAAGCAGTGCGTCGATGTCTTCGATAGGACCTTGCTGTTGCGCTTCGAAAATTATTTGATTGACAAACTCAGGGTACTTGTTTGTCGTGTTTTGTAGAAGCTGCTTATGTTCGATCCAAAGCTTCGTGTTTCTGTTGCGGTAGACTTCATAAAAACCATCGACAAGATCAGCGTTACCGTTAGGTCCGATGACTTTCTGTACAGCGTCCTGTGCTGCAAACTCTTCACGTGTCAGCTTGTCGTCGAGCTTTTGAAATGCAAGCATGTCGTTATAGGTTGCACCTGTACGTGCAAGGACATCCATTGCAGCAAGACGTTTCTGCTTTTCACGTTCCTCTTGGATCCTGCCAAAGACTTCTACAGCAGTTTTAGAGAATGCAGAGATCTGTTGGAACTGACGATCCTGAGCTTGCTGTTGGCCTTGAAGATTTGAAATTCTTGCATCGTAGTCACGTTGCAGTGCCTTGCGATAAGAGTCACGTTCTAGGTTTTGTAGCTTAAAGTTAGTCTCACGGTTAAGTTCCTCTTGACCTTGCACAAACTTCTGTGCTTCAAGGTAGATAGCTGCACTATCACGCCTAAACTGTTCAGCTTTGTTCAAGCCTGCTAAGGTCCTGTCTGTTTGTCGTCTAATCTTTCTTGTTTGATCAGGTACAGCAATCTGGAACTGACTAAAGCTGCCCTCCTTTGCGTATGATTTGTATTGTGTCATTAGTTACCTCTTACCAGTAGGGATGAACGGAGCAGCATAGCTAAAGGTTGTGCTGACAAACGCACTAGCAAGACTTTCCCTAGGTGCAATAAACTTAGCGCCAATAGGACCTTGTGCAGGTTCGTAGATTTCTTGGAACTCAGGACGTGGCAGTGCAATCGGTGCAGGCAGCGGAGGTGCCAGCGCAGGCTTAAGAAGCAGGTTTGCTTCAGCATCGATGTCAGCTTGCAAGCGTTGCATTTGGATCTGTTTACGTGTGAACTGATCAGCAGCAAGCAAGTTGTTCTTAGTCATCTCAAACGCAAAGTTTTCGATGTTAAGTTGTTGCTGGCGTTGTACAGTGTCTAAATCAATCTTCGCTGTATCAAGCATCAAAGCATCAATTAAGTCACGTTCCTTTGCGTCATACTCAGCAGTAATAGCTTGCAGAGCTTTGATGTTGCTTCGGCCAACCTGACCACGTGCACGTTGTGCACCTTTAGCTTTTATTTCAGACAAAGACAACTCACGTTGCTGAGAAGCAGCTTCAAGGCGTGTCTTTCGTTTTTGAAGTCCAAGACCATGTACAGTAGTTACATAGTCTAGGTAGTTTTCTTTTTTATCAAGAGCAAGCTCAATCTGTTGCTCCATCAAATAACGATCTTGCTGCAAGGTGGCAAACCCTTCTGCAACTTCGTTGAATCCTGTCTGCTGTGTAAACTGCGTTAGGCTTTGATCATACTCTAGAAGTTCTCGGCTGTGTTCGTAATCACGGATAGCCATTCCGTAATTCCAAGACTGCTGACGTTCCTTTTCTTGGAGAGAAAGGTTTTGTTCGTTATTGGCTTTAGCAATCTTAAGGCCTTCTTTCTCGTATTGGTAAGCCCGTTCAAGTTCTTTGCCTTCAAACTGGTACGCTTCAGCTTGTGCGCGGTTGTTTTCTGCCGCAATCTTTTCGTTTTGTTTGTTACGGGTGTATGCACCACCAGTGAAAATGTCCGCAACAAAACCAAAGATGTCATTTTCGATACCAGATACAGCTAACTGGTCATCTAAAATACTACCTTTAGGATTAAATTCATACGGGTTATTCATGAAATCCTCTTGTAATAACGTGGAGTGTATCTACCTTCCCACATCATCGAGTTGACGGCAATAGGAAACGGTGAGTTGTTAAACAATTTGAGACTAAAGTTTTCAGTACGTTGGTGAATAGGTAGAGTAAAAACGGTATCATTGTCTAACGGCACGTCATTAGCAAGATATGTATTTGCTTCGATTACAGGTTGAACATCGAACCACTCTTCAACAAAAAATATAATCTCTGCGTTGTTTGCTGGTGCAGTTGTAAAGACAATAGTAGTGTCGTTTGTGAAACTAAATCCAGTTTCAGGAGCACCGTTGACAGTAACTTTGACGTCAGACCTATTTTCAAACTCAAGGTCATGCTCACTAAACGTAAATGTTGTAGTGCTACCATCACCTGTAAAGGTCCTGCTGTAGGGCAAACGTCCAGTCTGCTTTAGTTTGAAGCTCATGTTGCCTGACAGTCCTACAGCAAACTTCATCCGTGAGATAGTCAAGTTAGCCGTAAAGTCAGTTTGATTAGATTCAGGTCTGAAGTATGTTCGTGGTAGTTCTACATCGAAGTTATACTTGTAACCAACAATTACATCACCAGCCACGTTAAGTGCGTCATCACCAGATGCTGTCAAATTTTTGCTGGGAATTATGAAGAAGGTTTCTGTAGCAGGAGAGTTAGGTCCATTAGTATCTGAACCACGTTCGGGTGTGATCGTAAAGCCAGACTCAACGAAGTCACCTGTACTAGTATTGCCCTTAATAACAATAATAGGTGTCAAACCAGACACATCGTTGTACGGAATGTAACACTTAGTACGTCTGTTAGTTGCGTCGTACACGACAGCACTGGACGCAATGTTTTTGTACAGGTCAACACAAGGATTAACCTTTTCACCTTTGTTGTTTACAATAATTGCTTGCTCAGGGCTTTGACTAAGAGCTGCCTTTACCAAGGTAAACTGACTGGCTTGCTTTGTGACAGCATACATTTCGTCTGAGTTAGTAGCTAAGAACTGGACGTTGCCGGGCATCAACCAACTGACCCACGCTTCCATGAGATTTTTTTCACCATCGTTGTAATAACGATAGATAAACACTTCGTTGAGGCTTTGACCACTAGCAGCAATCATAGAGTTTTGCGGACTAGCGATCATAGAGTCAATGTCAGGACTGATCCATTCTTTGACAACACGCGAGATGTCTAAAACTTGTGGGTTCTCTTCCTGACCCCTCGTTACCATGCCAAAGACTCTAGAGTAACCAGGAGTCTTACTGACAAAGTTAATGTTTGTACCAACCTCAACTGGCTCAATGTTCTTGTCTGTCTGGTAGTTAGACAACGTTCGGATCGTTGCCAACGACGGTGTAAGCACACCAGTGTCAGAGAACATGATGAACTGCTGGTTCTCAGAGAACAGCACTACACCCTGTGCAGTAGGCAGCACGGAGTGTAAAGAGGTAGGTCTGACAGACGAACAGCTAATATCTACAGGGTCACTGTCTACGATAGTCTGTGCGGTAGAAAAGAAAAAGTTATAAAAATCACCGGATCTACTAAGAATTACATTATCATCGCTAATGAATCCGAGACGGTTGTTGTGAAAGAATGCACTTGCAATCTTACTACCAACAAAACTAGGGTTAGAGTTAGTTGTCAGGTCACCGACAAGACGGTCAGTATAGTCAATCTGCCTAAAGATAAAGGTGTTCAGTGCAGTGTTGACTAGCTCGTGTGGCATTGTCGAGTTGTCAAGACCCTTAGAAACTAAAGGGTTAATAGTCTCTTCGTAGTAACCCTCACCACTCACACCGTCGTTAGCAACAAACTTGACCCAAAAGTCAGAGTCGTTACCTGCTGTCAGTTTAATTTGGAACAGACGTCCATGTCGTGACTGCACTGGCAAGTCAGAAATGCTGACTGCAACCTCTTTGATTGCAACTAAACCCAGGTTGTCAATACCACCTTCTGCATGGACATCCATGTCTGCAGTGTGCTGAAGCTCCAGTTCGTTGGCAAGTTTTGTTACTGTAATGTTTGCGTGCGAACCAGTCATCGCTTCGATGTCAAGCTTAAGATCATTAAGAATGTCATCTGCAGAGGATGAAGCGGAAGTGGTAAAGGTGGCAGATTGTGTAGAACCACCGATAGTAATGTCTACAGTGTATGTCTCACTTGCTAAAACAGTCTTGAGAATAATAGAAGCTGACCTGTCAGAGTCGTAGCTAGAATCTGTGACGGCTGTGTCAGCAGCTACAGTCTTACTGCCATTGACAATAATACTGGTGTCCTGAATGGTGATGATCTTATAGTCATCCTTTGTACCACTCAGATAACCAGTGCCGTCTGTAAAAGAAACTGTTGCCGAAACACCAGACACTGCATTCCAGATGTCGATGTCTGTTCCTTTAATGACGCCGATGTACTCTTCTGCATCGTCACGTCTAATGTAAAACCACTTACCACTATCGTAAGTAGAGCCTGTGCCAAGATTGACAATATGTTCAAATCCAGGTCTTTTTGTCAAACCATAGGTGACATCAGGAAAGCCGTTGAAGCACTCACGGACTTGACCTGGAAGTTTTTTGTTGTCTGATTGTTGGGAAACACCGCCGAGGTAGTTTCCGATCCGTTGAGTTACTGCAGGCATTTATCGAATTAGGGCTTTGTAAGGTTGATAACTAATATACTGATTCGTGTTTCCACTGTGACCAAAGAATGTGTAATCACCTTGATTGCATTCATACTCCATAGCCATAGCCCTGGTGAATGCTTCCTTCTGTTGCAGAATCTGATATAGATTGTTGTCGCCTACAATCCTGCTAGATGTAATGGTGGCAGCACGTGCAGTAATAAAGTCAGCAATCGGCTTAGGCAGGTCAACCCAGTCAAACAGCCACACGATGTCAACTTCGATGTCTTTGTCAAAAGTATATTTGTGATGAGCTTTGTCGTACAGTTTTCCGCTTCGACGAATAACGTCTAGCTCAACGTTTTCTGCATTGTCTGTGGCGTCTATCTGCAGGATGTTATTAGGAATTAAGATTTCATTGTCCGTGTTCCTAACCATCTTATAATGGTTTTCTTTGTTGAATGTCCATCCCTCCGCCTGTACTTCCCGAGAGACTTCAAGCAAAGTCTGATAGGCAATCGCAACGTCCGGGTTGGTTTGATCTAGGGTAGTCACAGGCGCTTGACCACATGACTGCAGAATTTGATTCACAGCTGGAAGTTCTTGCTGCGAGTTAGTGGTAGGAAAAGCCATATAAATAAAAAAAGGGACCCCAAAGGATCCCTGTAGGTTGATAAATCAGAATGCGGCAGGCTTGGTAGCGGTGCCAGCAAACAGTTCCACTGCACAAGCAGGGTTCAGGTAGTCTGCGCCCATGGCGAGACGACCCAGGATCACGTCACCTTGGTAGACCACGGAGACGTCACCGCTGGTGACCTGGACCTGAGGGCCAATAGCTTCAACGCAGCCAGCGGCTTCGCGTTGGAAGATAAGACCACAGGAGTTTGCGAATTCGGTTTCTTCACCGTACTCGTTGTTGATGCCAGAGACATCGTTAGCAGCATCTTCCAGAGCTTCGCTGACAAAGGAGCCAGTGTTACCGGGGGAAGTGGTGCCAGGGTTGGTAGCAGAACCAGTACCGTACTTAGTGCCATACTGGCTGAAGAACGGAATGTTCATGGACTTGAAGATCTTGATACCAGCAATCTCCACAATGCCCTGACCGGACTGCAGGCCATCGCCTTGCTCGTCACGGTTGATCAGTCCGTTGTTGCCAACTTCCTGAATTAGTGCATAGTATTGACGGGGGTTCAGGATACCTACGCGGCCTTCCTGAGACACACCTTTTTCGTCCATCGCAGCAGCGGCGTCGAAGAAGGCAGTGGTCAGTTTCTGAGCATTGTATGCATCAGATGCGTTGGCAGTAGCGCCAACACGGATTTGGGTGCCACCCGGCTCAACGAAGTTAGACTTAGTGATAGGGGAAGCAGCACGTGCCCCGCGAGTGATAGCGCGGAAGATCAGACGATCATACTTTTGTGCAAGTGCATAACCGATCTTGCGTGAGATTTCAGAACGCAGATCGTAGTGGGCAAGAGTTTCATCCAGGTCATACAGGAATGCACTGGAGATGAGCAGATCATCAACGGTGATAGTCTTCTCAGCCACCGGAGGTGCACCGTCGGAGTTACCGAGGATTGCGTTTCCGGGGGTGTGGTACTCAGCCGTGGTGCGACCAGTGTAGATGAACTGCATAGATTTGCCGTTCTTCAGCGTACGCTTCATGACAAGATCACGAGCGATCGCATTATACTGGAAGCCTTTGAACATCTCTCCACTGAACAACTTCAGGTAGAGAGCGCGGGTGTCACCCGCAGAGTTAGCCTGACCAGGACGAGTCAGACTCGTGGTCAGTGATGAACTTTGATGTGCCATTGTAAGGAGTAAATAGTATAAACCAACTCCCAAAGCTTTGAGAAAAATTTTTGTGGTCTATCCCACCGTCTAGACGGCTAATGGGTATCCGCGTACGGGCCAAAAGCCAATGCAAGGGAGGTCCGACTCTGAGGTGCCTCCCAAGCTTTTACAGAAGACCTTTAAGGCACTTCTTTTGTTTGCGACATTGTGGTTTTTTAGTGCCACAGTAACCACAACGATTGAAAGCAATACCGTTATCGACAGTATCAGGTACTATTTTAGTAACAGCAGCTTTGACAACCTTAGATTGATGTGGCATGATCTTTTCAATAATAAATAGGCGTGGACGCTTTCCGATCATCCACTCCTTAAACCGTCCCTTCGGGCTTTACAATTTTGGAAAGCTCAGAAGATATTTAGTTGGATGCGATATTACGCTTAACAATGTAAGCGACACCACGATACTTCAAGACAATTTCTTTTTGCTTGGCTTGCTGTTCGCGGACACGTTGACGCAATTCAATAAGAGACATGATGAACTCCAAATACCTTACCCCCCGTTCCATGAGTAAGATGCCTGCGTCCCGAAGGATGAACGTACGGCTGAAGTCTATTTCTTTTTTGCAGTCTTGGCAGCACGTCGGAAGTTGGCAGCAGTGGGCGCACCCTTAGTGCCAGGCTTCCTCATTTTTTCTCCACTGCCAGCGGCAATACGTCTGCGTTTAGCATGGAGATTGGCATACAAGCCACGTTTTGCAGGCATAATTAACACTTCCATTTGCGTAGTGCAAGAGCCTTCCGTGTAGGACGACCCTTGCTGTCTTTCATTGGTCCCTTCATACCCTTAAACCGGGCGCAGAAAGAACGTTTACGGGGTCCGCCTTTTGGCTGTGGTGCCTTCAGGTTAGACCCTGTAGCTCTGTTATATTTACGCCGACCGGCAGCCGTTAAGCCACCGGACCGCGATTTGTGTACACCGATCTTAAGACTTACTGAACGTGTACTACTTTTTGTTGCCTTTGCCACCTTTCTTGCCTCCGCAAGAGCCTTTACCTTTGTATGCCATCAGCGCATACCTCTCTTACGACGGAGTGCTGCAAAGTCTGCAGACTCAATTTTGAGTTTGTTGCCAGCTTGTCCTGCGATCATGCGCTGACCACGTGAAAGCTTTTTCATTTTCTTTTTTTTAGGAGGGCGTCCAACTTTGGAGCCGTATGTTCCAGGTCCGTAAGGCATAGTTAAAAATCAATATCGGAAAATTCAAGCTTACGCATAACGTCAGTCCTGTATGCAGCGTCACGTTCGTAACGAGGATCGTTCATAGCTTGCACAAGTTCAGCTTGACTGCGAAAACCTTGAGAAGAATCAGTAGCAGCTTTGCCCTGGATCAACTCACCCTCAGTACCTACCGAATCTTGGTACCGAAGGGCGAGTGCCTGGATAGCAAAAAAGGCAGCCTCAGCGTTGCCGCTGTCCATAATGTTGTCATACATATTAATCTCTTGCTGAGAAAAGTTATCCTTCGCCCAACCAAGTAGTTCTGTATAACTTTCATCACCACCGACAGTACCTTTCAGGTCAGCAACAACCTCTTCAGTCATTTGCATCGGTTGGTTCTCTTGCATTTGACGACGATAGTCAAGGTGCATCTGTGCTAGATCAGTAGGATCAGCATTAGATAGTTCATCCAACAACTCGTCACTAAATTCATTGTTGAGTTCACCTTCCCACAGCCTGTCGAATAGGTCACTGTCAACTTCTTCAGACTCTTCAGTTTGCTCTGCTTCTTCAGCAGGTTCTTCTTCGTCAGAGCCTAGTTTCTTCTGCAGTTCAAGGTATGCAGATTCAAGTTCTTGTGCGTTCTTGTATTTACCAGCGAGCATTTGCTCCTGGTCTTCCTGCATCTGTTCACCGACTTGCAACGAATCTTGTTCGTCTGCATTCAGTTCACCCGGAGCGTTTTCGTCCGGGATCATAGACATTACTTCTGCCATAGTTATTGGGTGGGAGGTTGTTCTTGTGCTAATTCAGGATTCTTTGTAGGATCCATCATTGGTGTTTTCATTGCATCAACTTCGAGCTTCTGTTGTTCGAGCTGCATTTGTTGTTGCATTGCGGCTTGCTGTTCCTGTTGTACTTCTTCCATAGAACGTACAAGGTTCAGTACATCAATGCCTTGTGCTGCAGCCAGACGTTTGATAACTTCGTCAGTGTTAATAAACTGTGCAATGGACTCAGGTCCGATTGTCTGTGCAAGAGTTGTCAGGAAAGATCCAAGACTCTCACGATCTTGGCCGCGGCCTAGTGCATTTACACCTGCAACGATAGTAGGTTTAACAATGTCCTTAGGGATGCGAGGAATCTCACCTTTACGTTGTGCTTCGCTGAGTTTACGGTTCAGGTACGGAACAAGGAAGTCAACAGTCAGAAGGCTAAACAAACCACCGAGCTGTTGCTCCAGTTCCATCTGTGTCATCCGTACTTCTTCTGCAGTCGTGCGTTCACTCTGCCTGACGTTTAGGATCAGGAATGCTTCGCTAAGACGACGTTCGAGAATCTGTGTCATCTCGAAT